TCGGTGGCTTTATTTGGTGGACGGCACAGCAAGCGAGTACAATATCTAATCTTGAAGAGACGGTAAATATCTTGACGGTTGAGAATAACGCTACGGATAAGACAAATCTAATTAGGGATGTGCAGCGTAATACTGATCATCTGCAAGAAATCATTGATATACTGGCAGAATTTTATGACGACATGGAAGATGGCGACAATGAGATCTGGGAAGACATAGACATGATTAACGATGATATGGGTGGCATGGCTAGTCATATGATGGAGATTATTAAGTTACAATCTAGGGTGGCGATTTTGGAGAAAACCGTTGAGTTTACGCGCAGCGATGGAATGTAAATATGGACCCTGTTACAATTTTAGCTGGGCTAAAAACGGGTCTAGCCGCTGGTAAAACCATTGCTGGACTAAGTAAGCAGATAGGACAATTCTTTGACGCGACTGACCAAGCTAAGAAACAATTACAAAAAAAAGGTATATCAAGCAAAAGTGCAAACGCTACGGCGTTGGATCGCTGGGCGAAGGTTAGAGCAGCAGCAGAGGCTGAAGAAGAACTCCGCGAGTGGATCACGCAATCCTACGGAAGATCAAAATGGTTAGAGCTTCTGAAGATAAGAAAAGAAGTTTTACAGGAGAAGCGGGAGGCTGAAGCCGAAGCGCGGCGTGATGCTATTCAGAGACAAGAACTGATGGTTACTATAGTGGGTATAATGGTTCTTCTTATTATGACATTTATAGGAGCCACAGGTTATCTTCATTATATGGGTTGGTTAGATGTGAGGGATTATTTTCCATGATTTATGTTTTGGTTTTTTTACATTTTATTAGTACAGATCGCTTACAATACTATCAGATCGGCACATTTTCGGATAAACAGCAATGCCTCGAACAAGCAGAAAAAGCACAAATACTAGTGACGCACAACTCAATGAAGGTGACGTGCCTCGAAGTGAACAGCCAACAATAATAGAATGTGGCAAGAAGTTTGCGGCATACGATAAGTTTGGCAAATTAATTATTTTAGGTTATGATCAAAGAATAGTACAGGAGTATGCAGATGCCCAAAGCAAAGTACGATCTAAATGATAACGGCAAGATTGATCCAGATGAGCGTCAGATAATGCTTGAAGACAGACGCAGGATGATGGAGGACGCTGATGCCAAGCGTGATGCACAGTTACGAATGACTTGGTTTGCTCTAAGTGGAATGGTTTTATATCCTTTCGCTATCGTTGTTTCCTCTTGGCTAGGCTTAGAACAAGCGTCTAAACTACTGGCAGATATAGCTGCTGTGTATGTAGTTGCCGTGTCGGGTGTAACCGCAGCATATTTTGGTTTTACAAATATGGGGAATAACAAATAATGTTACAGTTTTTAACACCACTAGCAAGTCTGGCAGGGTCATGGATTGATGCCAAGACTACAAAGCAAGCTGCTGAAGCCAAGTTAAAACTTACAGAAGCCGAAGCGAAAGCAAAGATATTACTGTCTGAAAAGACAAGCGTTGCCGATTGGGAACGGGTGATGGCAGAGAACAGCGGGTCAAGCTGGAAAGACGAATTTTTTGTAATTGTTTTAAGTATTCCATTAATTTTAGCCTTCGTACCGGGTGCCGAGGGCATTGTAGATAGGGGCTTTGAGCAGCTTCATAAAGCACCGGACTGGTATTTTTACAGTTTGGGCATTGCAATTTCAGCCTCTTTTGGTGTGAAAGGCTACAAACAATTTGTTAGGAAAAAATAATGACGTACATGAAAGACATAGTTGTTTTGGTTATGGCAGTGGGTCTTATGTCCATACTTGGGCTTATAATCTATGATGAATTTAAAATGGCTAATGAGCATGGTGGTGAGCTAGATGAAAATATCATAGGCTTGTTGCAAATGTCATTGACAGGTATCATTGGTGTTGTTGGTGGTTATGTAGGAGGTAAGTCTTAATGTATACTTATTTTGTAAAATCTATAGATAGAGTTGTTGACGGTGACACAATAGACATCAGCATAGATCTTGGTTTTGATCTTACCAAGAAGGAGCGTGTTAGACTTGCGGGTATAGACACCCCTGAAACTAGAACTAAAAATCCAAAAGAAAAAGAGATGGGATACGAGGCTAAAGAATTTTTAGAAATTCATTTAATGAAAGCATCTAAGCTTACTGTAAAGACTGAAAAAGACGGTAAATTTGGTCGTATGCTTGGTTGGTTGTACAAATCAGAGGAAGATGAAACTTCCATTAATGAGATTATGATTGATGAAGGTTACGCTTGGTCTTACGATGGCGGCACTAAACTTAGGAACCTAGAGGATCTTTTAGCAAAAAGGGATAAGGAAGAGACATGAGTTTTAAATTAAGCAGACGTAGCCTTGATAGGCTAGAGGGAATTGACGACGGTTTACAAGCCGTTGTGAAGATGGCTATCACACTGACCAAAACCGATTTCGGAGTTGTACAAGGGATGAGAACCATAGAACAGCAGAAGGAATTGGTAGCTTCTGGAGCAAGTCAGACGATGAAGTCGAAGCACCTTGATGGTAAGGCTTTCGACATCATGGCGTTTGTGAACGGACGGGCATCCTGGGAATTGAATTTGTACGATGATTTGGCTGACGCAATTAAAGAAGCGGCGACTAATCTAAATGTTCCTGTATGTTGGGGAGCGGCTTGGGCTGTCCCTCAAAAAGGTTATCCTATGGATATTCGCAAGTGGGAAGGCACCATGGAAGAAGCCATGAATGCTTATATAGATCTACGTCGATCTGAAGGTAAACGTCCATTTATCGATGGGCCACATTTTGAACTTATAGATTAGGAGCCAGATATGAGCGGACGCAACACAAGGCCAGCAAAAGCCATAGAGGGCAAGCGCAAAAGACAGATGCGTGATTTACCTACTAGAATTGAGAATGCTGTGTCGAGAGCTATAGGTTCTGATAGCTACAATCCTACGGCAAGTATGGAAGATAGCGTTATGGATAAGATCCGCAATCGATTAGATAATATCCGTGGTGTAAGGAAGGGTAGAAATGTTGGTCGTGGGACTATCGAATATGAAACTAGTTCAAGAAAAAAGAAAATAAAAATACCTAAAGATCCAGATCTTCCTATAGAACCAAGGATTAAAAAAGGTTTTTTTGGGCCTGAACCTATGAATCAAATATCAAGAGGAAGAGGTATGGGCTATAAAAGAGAACTGAGTAAACAACTTGGAACAACTGAAATGCCAGTAGGCAAAGCGGTAAAGAACAGTGATAAAGGAATCTATTCTCCGCGAGGTCAGTCTAAAAATCTTACACAAAAATTCACTCTAGGCGGCGATGTCCGACATAATACTAACAGGGGAAAAACATATTAATCCCATGGACGGTGTTGATTTAGCAAAATATATGTATAAGGTACTACGAGAGCGCGAACAAGATATTGCAAGTGCTCTCGCACATGATGCTGCCAAAGACTGGGAGCAATATAAACTCATGGTAGGTGAGATACGGGGCCTTACCTACGCCCGTGAGGAAATAAAAGCCCTGCTGGAGAACCACGTAGACGATGTCGAAGACCTTATATCTTCCTGAACATGTCGCGCAGAAAATGAACAAAGACCGGGAGGAGGCTACAGCAGCCGACTCAACGTCTGTTGAAGGCGCATATGTTGACGCGAAAGATCGCGTATTAGATCCATCACTTATAGACAAACCGTTATCAGAACGCTTGCCTCAACCAACAGGCTGGCGTGTTTTGGTTATGCCTTATCAAGGTGCAAGCAAGACGCACGGGGGTTTATATATTCCTGATGAAATACGAGACCGTGAAGCGGTAGCCACGGTCGTAGCGTATGTTTTAAAGATTGGACCACTGGCTTACAAAGATCCGGACAAGTTCGGGCCTGACTCAGAGCCGTGGTGCAAAGAAGGCCAATGGGTATGCATTGGTCGGTATTCTGGTTCACGATTTAAGATAGATGGGGGTGAGGTTCGTATCATTAATGATGACGAAGTGATCGCAACTATTTTAGAGCCAGACGATATAAAACACGTTTAGGAGGTAACGATGGCAGAAGAAACTATTGAAGAGCAAAAACCAGAGGAAGAAGGCGTAGAAATAGAGCTAGATGCTCCTGAAGAATCTAAAGAGGTTGTTCAAGAACCCGCGCCTGAACCGGAGATAAAGATAGAAGTAGAGGAACAACCGGAGGAGGTTGCTGCTTCTGAAGAGCCTAAAGATGAGGTGGATGAATACGGAGTTAAAGTACAAGCTCGTATAAAGAAACTCACAGAGAAGTATCGCAAGGAAGAGCGTGATCGTGAAGAAGCGGTACGCATGGCGGAGAAGCTTTTACAAGAGAATAACAAACTGAAGTCTCAGGTTAAGAACTTAGATAAAGGTTACGTTAGTTCTGAAGAGGCTAGATTGGAATCAGAAGTAGATTCTTTAAAACGTCAATATAAAGAGGCATATGACACTGGAGATACGGACGCAATGTTCGCATCACAGGAGGCATTATCTAAGGTTGCGGTGGTAAAAGATCGTGTTCGTTTGGCGAGAAGTCGATTAGATCAAGAGCAAAATGTAGATGACCAGCCTCAACAACAGGTGTCTCAACAACCCCAACCAGAGGCCAAACCAGATCCTAAAGCAGAGGATTGGGCCAATAAAAACAATTGGTTTGGGGCCGATGAGGTCATGACTTACGCAGCGTTTGGAATACATAAAAAGCTTGTCGAGGAAGAAGGGTTTGACCCGAACACCGATGAGTATTATACTGAGGTAGACAAACGCATTCGTTCGGAGTTTCCACAGAAGTTCCAAACAGCGAAGAAAACGGGTGGAGCACAGGTCGCACCTGCTGCCGCTTCAGCAACCCGCAGTACAGCAAAACAGGGGCGCAGGTCGGTGAAACTATCACCATCACAAATTGCGATGGCGAAACGTTTAAACGTACCGCTAGAAGAATACGCTAAATATGTGAAGGATTAAGCTTATGGCAGATAGAACACCACGTAAAACCACCACACGAGAGGATGACTCTCGCAGAAAACCATGGGCACCGCCCAGTCACCTTGAAGCACCAGAAGCCCCTCCGGGTTATGTGCATCGCTGGATTCGAGTCGCAATGCGTGGCGAGGAAGACAAAATGAATGTCAACTCCAAGTTACGTGAAGGATGGGAACCCGTCCGTAAAGATGAGTATCCAGACTATGAAGCACCCACTATCGACGAAGGTCGTTACGAAGGTGTGATTGGACAAGGTGGTCTGATGTTGTGTCGAATACCTGTTGAAACAGTAGAGGAAAGAACTGCTTATTACGGGGGCAGAACCCGCGAACAGATGACTGCTGTAGATCAGGACCTAATGAAGGAACAACATCCTTCAATGCCGATTCAGAATGATCGGCAAAGTCGTGTAACTTTTGGAGGTTCTCGTAGAGACTCCAATTAACTTAAAGGATTGCTGATATGGCAAATACTAATGGTGCATTCGGACTCCGTCCGATTGGTGTAGTCGGTCAGGCTGCAAACACCACTGGTGCGACCGAGTATCGTATAGCTTCCACAAACACAGACGCGATTTTCCAAGGTTCTCCTGTTATTCCTCTAGCCGCTGGTGTGATTGCCAGAGTTGGAGCAGCAGCAGGTGGTACTGTGGGACTCGTTGGTGTGTTTTGGGGTTGCGAATACGTTTCGTCTACCACTGGTGAGAAAGTTTTCTCAAACTACTGGCCCGGTTCTGGCGCGGATGCTAATTTCCCCGTCAAAGCTTTTGTGTATGATAACCCGATGCAATCATTTGTTATCTGTTCCGACAGTACGTTAACAAGTGAATCAGCGGCAAGAGCACATGTGTTCGCAAATGCTAACTTCGCAGCGGGTCAAAGTGGTTCAACAACCACGGGTATCTCTTCTGCTACGTTGGCTGTAGGCACAATCGCCACCACTGCAAATTTGAACTTGAGAATTATGGGCATCCAAGATGACCCTGAAAATCAAGACTTCACTGCGGCTGGTATCCCTGTAATCGTTCGTTTGAACAATTCCTTCAACTCCGCCAATGGTGCGGCTGCTGGTGGTACTGTTTCAACGACTGGCGTGTAAGGAGACTGAAATATGGCTATTTCTCGCGCACAACTAGCGAAAGAGTTGGAACCCGGTCTCAACGCCCTGTTTGGTATGGAGTACGATAGGTACGAAAACCAACATGCAGAGATCTTCACAACAGAATCTTCTGATCGAGCATTCGAAGAAGAAGTAATGTTGAGTGGTTTCGGAGCAGCCCCAACCAAGTCGGAAGGTTCTGCTGTAAATTTTGACGACGCTAACGAAGCATACACTGCTCGTTACAACCACGAGACCGTGGCACTTGCCTTCTCAATTACTGAGGAAGCAGTGGAAGACAATCTATATGATCGTCTTGGTTCACGTTATACTCGTGCGTTGGCTCGTTCAATGGCACACACAAAGCAGGTTAAAGCTGCTTCAATTCTGAACAACGCTTTCACAGCAGGTGCTTCTGCTGGTGGCGACGGAGTTGCATTGTGTGATGCGTCACACCCACTTACTTCGGGTGGTACGTTTGCTAACGAACCAGGAACTGCGGCTGATTTGAATGAAACATCTCTTGAAGATGCTTTGATCAACATCGCAGGTTTTGTTGATGAGCGTGGTCTCAAAGTTGCTTTACGCGGCACAAAGTTAGTCATCCCACGTCAGCTACAGTTTGTTGCTGAACGTTTGATGGTATCTAACTTACGTGTTGGTACAGCGGACAACGATACGAACGCACTAAGATCAATGGGAATGTTACCAAGCGGTTACGCTGTTAACGACTTCCTAACTGATCCTGATGCATTCTTCATCATGACAGACGCACCTCGTGGATTTGTCCACTTTGAGCGTATGGCAATGTCCACTGGTATGGAAGCTGACTTCGATACTGGTAACATGAGATTCAAGGCGCGTGAGCGTTACTCATTTGGGTTCTCAGACCCACGTTGTGTTTTCGGTTCACCCGGAGCATAATTTATGTTATAGTGAGATAGTCTTTTTGCAAAGATTTACTCTCTCAATGACTGGGGCAACTTAGGTTGCCCCTTTCTTTTTATATTTCCTGTGGTATAGTGATGTCATCCCTGACAGTGACATGGTGTTACTGACATTAACCCAGACAGGAGATCGACATGGGTACAACAACTTTTTCTGGTCCTATCAGAGCAGGTAATATAAGAAATACAACTGGTACTACAGTTGGAACAAACATAGCCAACGTTGGCTATGTTGTAATGGTTCAGCAACATGTAATGGATATTTCTGGCGGTGCTGTTGCAGCGGAAGCTACAAATATAGTAATCCCCGCTGACTCAAAAATCGTAGACATAATTATCGATTTAGAAGTAGCTGCTAACGCTACAACAAATATTAGTGTTGGTGATAGTGTAGGCGGTCCAGCAACTCTCGTTAATGCGGTAGCATCTGGCACAACCGTAGGTATTAAACCGTTAGGTGCTTCTGGTGGTGGTACACTTACATGGAAGAACACTGGTACATCCGATTTAAAATTAACAGCTACGTCAAGCGCAGGTACGAATGCGGGATCAGTTGTTATATCTGTAATGTACGCTCAAGCGTTTAACGCCACCGTTCAACCTTAATAGGAGACTTAAATGGCTGCTTCTATATTTACAAAGACAGCTACTGGCACTGGAGACCTACATACAGGCAGGACTCGTTTAAAGGCTTTCTATGTAAAGACAGCCTCAAGCGGGTCCCCTCAAGTAGTTTTCAAGAATGGTAGCGGTGGAGCAACGTTGTTAGACATGGTGTTCAACACCTCGGATGACGCACAGATATCTATACCTGATCATGGTATCATCTTTGACGATGACTGCCATGTAACCCTAACTAACATCACTTCGATAACCGGATTTTTCGGGTGAGTGTAAAGGAGATAAAACATGGCTGACGCAGCTACAGTAGTCATGAAGACTACGATTCTACCGGACGAGATAGCCAAAACTATCGAAGCCACAACAACAGTCAGCCCTGCTGACGCAAATGACAAGTGGTACTACAAGTTTACTTCTGTATCAAACGCAAGTTCAGATTTAATGGCTGGATATTACTTAGACTATACAGCACAAGATGACGATACTGCACCACTAGCAGTAGCGACAGCCGACAAAGTAAAGTTTATTTACATCAAGAATGTCGATCCCGATAGCCGTAGTATCTATGTTACATTTGATGCAGGAACAGTTTCTTCAAGTTTAGCTCAAGCTGTAACTATTGGTCCTAACGAGTCTTTCTATGGTAGATTTCCAAATGCAACAGTTGCTGACGTACACGCAATTTCTTCTGCTTCTACAGCGCAAGTAATTGTATGTGCATTACTGGATGACGTTGCATAGGGATTAGCGTAATGGCTAAGATCGACAAGTCTAAGATGAAATGCAACAAGCCGAAACGTCAGGTTTCTGGCGGCAAGAAGTTTGTTGTAAAAGCTTGCGATAAAGGCAAGGAAAAGATTGTTAGATTTGGCGATGCCAATATGACTATTAAAAAATCAAACCCTAAACGGCGAAAGTCGTTCAGGGCCAGACACGGTTGTGACAAGGGCACATTGGATAAGTTAAAGGCCAAGTACTGGTCTTGCAGCATGTGGTAGAACAAATGGATAAGAACGTTCAGCTTTTATTTTGGGGCGCGGGGTTATCTCTTTCATCCGTTGGTCTTATCTGGATGATTACTACTCTTGTTACTGTAGACAAACGAACAGAGGTTATGGATGTAAAGATCGATCACCTGGTTCAGTCGGTCGAAGCATTATCGGAAAGGAAGTTTAGTTTTGATAAGTCGTGGACAAACATCATTCCAAGTATCCAAGTCACCTCGGAGACGAACTAATGGCAAAGAAGAAATCAAAAAAAGACGCATGTTATCACAAGGTAAAAGCTCGGTACAAGGTGTGGCCCAGCGCCTACGCTTCGGGGGCACTCTCAAAGTGTCGCAAGGTAGGAGCCGCCAACTGGGGAAACTCTACTAAAAAAGCTGCTGAAGGTGGTGTAATCTCCGCTATTGATAATCCTAAACGACCGCCAAAAAGAAACTTCAGAGATGGTGGCGGATTTATTGCTGCTGGTTGTGGTGATGTCAAAGAGAAGAACCGTAAGGTTACGAGGATATTCTAATGGCAAAGAACTCCCTTCAAGAATGGTTTGGACAGAACGATGGTAAGGGTTGGGTGGACTGTAAGACAGGAAAACCCTGTGGTCGTCAAAAGGGCGAGAAGCGGAAAGGCTATCCTGCTTGTAGACCTACAATGGCGCAGTGTACTTCTGCGGCAAAAAAGAAGAAGTCTTCTAAGCGAATAAGTTGGAAGGCTAGTGGTGGTGGTTTGGTTGCCACAAGAGGCGTTAGAGTTTTCTAAAGGAGAAGCACTATGATGAAGAAAAAAGGTTACCGTGGCGGCGGTAAGATGAAGACCAAGGGCTATAAGGCTGGCGGTAAGATGAAGACCAAGGGCTATAAAGCTGGTGGTAAGATGAAGACCAAGGGCTATAAGGCTGGTGGTAAGATGATGTCTAAGGGTTATAAAGCTGGCGGAAAAGTAAGAATATTCTGAACAGATGCCATACCTACAAAGCAACATACCTTATTTTAAGGCTTGGGTTCGTCGTGAGTACACCCATAATCATGAGAAATATCACGGCGAGTTTCTCCATGCTATGGTGGTTGCAGTTACAACCATACCGAATAGATCTCTAAGTTTTCAAGTAATCTTTACAGGATGTGAAGCTGAAGACCAAGAGGAAGACACGATTCACGGCGGTGCGATGTGGGCTAGAATGCCTATAACTGCCTTGGTCGCAGACATACCTTTAGAAGAATGGCCTGAACCCATGGCGACACATGACGCACAGCCTTGGGATTGTTCTTCTCATAATCATTCTGTTTACGTTATGGACAGGGCTACACCTTGTCCTTGGTTAGCTAAGATCAATGGTCAGATGTTTCCTGCTAAGTATTTGTTTACTGTGGATTACACTGAAAGCGAGATTGGTGATGACCCTGCACAGCATAAACAGAGTCATGTTCTACAGCTTCTAGATGCTGGAGAGTGGACGGGTAATATTGTTGCGTTACCAAATAATCGAGTGCGCGTAACGCATCCAGCTTGGTTTGCGTTGGGAGAGGGTGCGCCTGATTTTAAACCGTCTCAACATATACACTATTCAAAAAGTGATTTAGACTATACACTAGATGTAAATCGAGTGTTTGATAATCTTTATAATGAGGATAATGACGATGGAAAAGAAGAAACCGATACCTGAAGGTCCTAAAGGAAAAGGAATCAAAGCTTTAAAAGAAAAAGCTCCAGAGGTTGCTGCTCGTATGGGCTATAAGAATGGTGGCGCTGTTACGGTAAAAACCAACCAGAAACCACATATGAGTTAAGCTATGGCAACTTCAGGATCAAGAGACTTCGAACTCGATGTAGCTGACATCATCGAAGAAGCGTATGAAAGATGCGGAATAGAGGTTCGTACAGGCTACGATGCAAAGACTGCTCGTCGGTCTCTTAACTTGATGTTTGCAGAATGGGCGAACAGAGGTTTGAATCTTTGGACTATACAGCAAGCAACACTCACTCTTACTAAGGGCCAAGCCCAAGAGACGTTGACACCTGATGTGGTTGACCTTCTTGAAGTGGTATTACGACGTAACGGTACAGACTTTGAACTGAGCAGAGTTAGTAGGGGCGAGTATTTAACAATCCCCAATAAAACTACGGAAGCTCGTCCAAGTCAGTATTACTTTGACAGAAAGATTGACCCCGTTATTAATCTCTGGGCTACTCCAGAAAACTCAACAGATCAGATAGTTTATTATTATGTGCGACGAATCGAGGATGCTGATACTCTTACTAATACTACTGATATGCCTTTTCGTTTCTATCCTTGCATGGTGGCTGGACTAGCATATTACCTAGCTATGAAACGTGCACCAGATCGTATCCAGTTGTTGAAGTCTGTTTACGAAGAAGAGTTCCAACGTGCCTCTGATGAGGATGAAGATAGAACACCTCTAAAACTACAACCTAGTATACAATACTTGAGGGTCTAATGGCGTTTGCGTCCGGTAAAAAAGCTTTTGGTATATCAGATCGATCAGGTTTTCGGTATCGACTTAGAGATATGCGTAAGGAATGGAACGGACTACTTGTTGGTAAAGACGAGTTTGAAACAAAGCATCCACAGCTTAGATCTCCCCGCACAGGCGCAGATCCTCAAGCGTTAAGAGACGCCCGTCCAGAAACAGGCTTGGCAGAACAAAGAGCTTTTCAATATGGGTTTAATCCTGTTGGTTTTAAACCTTTACCCGGGCTAATTGATGAAAATGATCTGCTTGCTACTGGATCAGTAGGGACAGTAACGCTTTTCTTTCCAAAAACTTTGGGTTCTCAAGCTACCGGGTCAGTAGGGACAGTAACAGTTCAACTTCCCACGGCCTTAACACAGGCTGTTACAGGTTCTATCTCTACAGGTTCGACTGCTTCTGTAACGCTATCTACTAACGTTACAACGTTTTACATTAGTGTTGCTAATCCGGGTAGTGGTAATGTTTACTATGTCGGAGGAACCGTGCAACAAACAGTTAATCTTTTAGAGGGTAGTACATACCGTTTTGATCAGAGTGACTCAAGTAATAGTGGTCATCCTTTGCGGTTTTCAACGACTTCTGACGGGACGCACAACTCAGGCGTGGCCTATACCACGGGGGTCGTTACAAACGGAACACCGGGCAGTCTTGGAGCCTACACGGAAATAACGGTAGCATCAGGTGCTCCGACGTTGTATTACTATTGTACCAACCATTCAGGTATGGGAGGCCAAGCGAACACACCATGAGTTTTACATACGACAGTTTGAAACAAGCAATACAGGATTATACGGAAAACTCGGAGACGACTTTCGTAAACAATCTTCCTATTTTTATCAGAGCCACGGAAGAGCGCATACTTAAAAACGTGCAGTTGAATTTGTTTATGCGGAACCAACAGGGTGCGATGTCCGCCAACAATCAATATCTAGGTGCGCCTAGTGATTTCTTAGCCCCATTTTCTTTAACACTTACAGACTCTGGCAAGAAAGAATTTCTAGAATTTAAAGACTTATCTTTTATTGAAACATTTAATCCCGATTATACTGCTACGGGTAAACCCAGGTACTATGCCCAGTTCGACGTGGGCAATTTTATTTTAGCACCTACTCCTGATGCAGCGTATCCTGTAGAGGTTCAGTATTTGTTTAGACCTGCTAGTTTAACATCTGGTGCAGGAACAGCTACATCTTGGTTAAGTGAAAACGCAGAGCTTGCAATGCTTTACGGATCATTAGTTGAGGCGTATACCTTTATGAAGGGTGAGCAAGATATAATGGCTCAATATAATCAACGGTTCAATGAATCTGTGATTGGGTTAAAAATGCTTGGAGAAGCAAAGGAAACTACACAAGAGTATCGTGTAGGTAGAGTAATGAGGCCGAAACAATAATGTTTAAATTAAACTTTGACGTACCAGACGATCCTATCGTCACGGTAAAAACAACTAACAATCGAGGATTTACTCCCGATGAAGTTGCAGAACGTTGCGTTGAGAAACTGATAAGCGTGTCGGATACCGCACATCCCGCTATCAGAGATCAAGCAAAAGCGTTCCAAAAGCACATGGAAAAAGTGGTTGCATTTTATATGCGTGAAGCTATTCGCAGTGACCGCACAACCGTGTATAATGCCCTTAAAGATGCGGGGCACCCAGAATTGGCTGATGCAATAAGGAGATTATAACATGGCGATTACTCAGGCAATGTGTACGTCTTTCAAGAAAGAACTTCTTGAGGGCAAGCACAATTTCACAAACGGGCAACATACGTTTAAACTTGCTCTATTCACTTCATCTGCATCTTTAGGTGCGGCTACAACTGATTATGCTACTGGTAACGAAGTAAGTGGTACAAACTACACTGCGGGTGGAGGAGCGTTGACTAACGTTACGCCAACTTCGAGTGGTACGACTGCCCTTACAGACTTTGCTGATCTTACGTTTTCGAATGCTACGATCACAGCAAACGGTGCAATGATTTATAACACCACAACTGCTGGTGGATCTGGTACTACGGATGCTGTAATTATTTTAGCGTTTGGTGGCGATAAGACATCGACTGCTGGTGACTTTACTATTCAGTTTCCAACAGCGGACGCGAGTAACGCTATTATCCGTATCGCCTAAACAGGCGTAGTACTATGGTAGCAATTTCGGGTTGGGCGCGAGGCACATGGTCCCAAGGGACTTGGGGCGAATCCCTTCCTGTTG